TGTATGAAACAGAAACGTCTAGAACTCTTGATACTAATGGAAACTTTCCAAATTCAAATCAAGGTGGAGTAGCAATTGTTTATTCGACAAGCAAGAGTTCATTTCATATTAGAGCAAGTGAAAATCTAGCTAATACATTAATTGCAACTGACTATATGGATCCTCCAATAGTGAATGATAAGTTAAGAGTTAGAAGACTTACACCAAAAGAATGTGCAAGACTTCAAGGTTTTCCTGATTGGTGGTGTGATAATTTGGAAACAAAAGAACCAACTAAAGAAGATATTGAATATTGGAGAGAAATATTTAATGAAAGCTCAAAAGCAGAAGGGAAAAATAAAAGAGAAAAAACCGATAATCAAATAATTAAATGGCTAAAAAATCCTCATTCTGATTCAGCTGAATATAAACTATGGGGAAACGGTGTAGCACTTCCTTGTGTCTACTTTGTTTTATCTGGAATTGAATATTATGCACACATGACTTGATAAATATGTGTTTTAGAGTGATATATGTAGTGCAAGGAGGTAAACGATATGATATTTCCAAAACAAGAAATAGTTGAAAAAATAAGAAAAGAATATCCAAAAGGAACAAGAGTAAAACTTGTAAAGATGGATGATTTCCAAGCACCACCTATTGGAACTTTAGGAACTGTAATTAGTGTAGATGATACTGCATCAATTATGGTTGCTTGGGATAATGGTAGTTCCTTAAATGTTATTTACAATGTCGATAAATGTATCAAAATATAATAAAAAAAATACACTTATTTTGCCGAAATGACTTGATATATATGCGTTTTAGAGTGATATATATACATAACAAAAAGAGAAAATCTTATATAAAGAAAGGTGAATAAGATGAGCGAAAAAGCAATAAGACAATCTGAAAAGATGAAAGAACAGACAATCGGAGTAGAAGTTGAGATGAATAACATTACAAGAGAAAAAGCTGCAAGGATAGCAGCCGAGTTATTTGGAACAGGCAGATATGAATATACAGATAATAGGAATGGATACTTAACATGGTCTGCCTGGTCAAGTGACGGAAGAGAATGGAAGGTTCAAAGAGATACAAGTATTTCTGGAGTGGAAAGTAAAAAAAGCGAATTGGTAACACCAATATTAAAGTATGACGATATTGAAACCCTACAGGAACTAATAAGGCTTTTAAGAAAAGCGGGAGCAAAGAGCGATGCAACAAGAGGATGCGGAGTTCACATCCACATAGGAGCAGATGGACACACACCTCAAACAATGAGAAACCTAGCAAATATTATGGCAAGTCATGAATTGTTAATAGCAGATGCATTAAAACTTGATTCAATGAGAATGGCTAGATATTGCAGAACGGTTAATCCAGAGTTCTTAAGGGTACTTAATAGAAAGAAACCTAAGACAATGTCAAAATTTGCAGACATTTGGTATCAAACACAAAATGCTAGTTATTACAGAAATCAACATTACAATGATAGCAGATACCATATGCTAAACTTCCATGCGACTTTTACAAAAGGAACTATTGAATTTAGATTATTTCAATTTGATCCACCAGCAGAAGGAAAACAAAATGGACTTCATGCAGGACAATTAAAAAGCTACATTCAATTTTGCCTAGCATTAAGTCAAATGGCAAAAGATGTGAAATTTGCATCAGCCAAAAGACAACAAAATGATAATCCAAAATATGCAATGAGAACATGGCTATTAAGATTAGGATTCATTGGAGATGAATTTAAAACAGCAAGAGATGTATTAACAAAAAGACTTGAAGGTGACACAGCATTTAGACAAAAAAGAGTAAGCTCAAGGAGTTAGCCTCCTGGTACTTTAATCGGCAGCATTGACTGCCCTTAAGGTGGTAGAAGGGTAACCCCTTGAATAGAAAGGAGGATATCTTATGGAGAGAAGATATTATATAGCTTATGGTAGTAATTTAAATGTTAGACAGATGAAATACAGATGTCCAACAGCAAGGATTATTGGAACATCGGTTATTAAGGATTATGAATTATTATTTAAAGGTAGTAAGACGGGTTCTTATTTAACCATTGAAAAAAAGAAAGGTGAGCAAGTACCAGTAGTAATTTGGGAAACAAAAGAAAGTGATGAACTTGCACTTGATAGGTATGAAGGATGCCCACAGTTTTATTACAAAACTGAAATGTATCTTCCAATCAAGGGAATTAAATCAAAAAAGATAAGAATAAGAAAAGCCTATGTTTATATAATGCATGAAGATAGAGGACTTGGAATACCAAGCCAACATTATTTAGGAACATGTCTTGAAGGATATTTAAGATTTGGTTTCAATCCTGATTATTTAGTCGATGCGATTAATAAAAGTAAAAGTGGGAGGATAGAAGATGAAGAAGGAAATTAATAGGAAAAGAAAATGTCCACAATGTGGAGCAGAATATCAAGGACATCCAGCAATATCAAGAAGAGATAATAAAACACCAATATGTCCTGATTGTGGAACAAGGGAGGCACTTGAGTCAATAGGTGTTGATATTAAAGAACAAGAACATATCATTAAAACAATACATAGAACTCAAGAAAAATAAAACTAAATAATATTTTAAAGGCACTTCAATTATGGAGTGCTTTTTGCGTTGTGAGGAGGTGCAAAATTGAGAAAGTTAAAGAACTATAAGCCAACCAAGTATATGGCAAAGACAAGTTATTATGATAAGGATGCTGCCGATTTTGCAGTTGCCTTTATTGAAAGCCTTTGTCATACAAAAGGAACTTGGGCTGGAAAGAACTTTGAATTGATAGATTGGCAAGAACAAATTATCAGAGATATCTTTGGAGTTCTTAAACCAAATGGATATAGACAATTTAATACAGCCTATATTGAAATTCCAAAGAAACAAGGTAAATCAGAACTGGCGGCGGCAGTAGCACTTTTATTAACTTGTGGTGATGGAGAAGAAAGAGCAGAAGTATATGGATGTGCTGCTGATAGAAATCAAGCAAAAATAGTATTTGATGTTGCAGTAGATATGGTTAAGTTCTGTCCTGCACTTTCAAGAAGAGTGAAAATATTAGAATCACAGAAAAAACTAATATATAAACCAACTAATAGTTCATATCAAGTTTTATCTGCCGATGTAGCTAATAAACATGGTTTCAATACCCATGGGGTTATTTTTGATGAATTACACACACAACCAAATAGAAAATTGTATGATGTAATGACACAAGGTTCTGGAGATGCAAGAATGCAACCACTATATTTTTTGATTACGACAGCAGGAAATGATACTAACTCAATTTGTTATGAAATACATCAAAAGGCAAAAGATATTGAAAAAGGAAATAAGATAGATCCTACATTTTATTCTGTAATTTATGGTGCAGATGAGAGTGAAGATTGGACTGATCCAAAAGTATGGAGAAAAGCAAATCCATCACTTGGAATAACAGTTGCTGAAGATAAAGTAAGAGCTGCTTGTGAGTCAGCACAGCAAAATCCTGGAGAAGAAAATGCATTCAGGCAATTGAGACTCAACCAATGGGTAAAGCAATCAATAAGATGGATGCCAATGGAAAAGTGGGATTTGTGTGGCGGAAAAGTTAATGAAGAAAAACTAGAAGGTCGTGTATGTTATGGAGGATTAGATTTATCATCCACAACAGATATAACGGCTTTTTCTTTAGTGTTTCCACCAATTGATGATGAAGAAGAATACATTGTGTTGCCTTACTTTTGGATACCAGAAGATACTCTTGATTTGAGAGTAAAAAGGGATCATGTTCCTTATGATGTGTGGCAAAGACAAGGGTACTTACAAACAACAGAAGGAAATGTAGTTCATTATGGTTATATTGAAAAATTTATAGAAGAGTTAGGAGAAAAATTTAATATTAGAGAAATTGCATTTGATAGATGGGGAGCAGTGCAGATGGTTCAAAATTTAGAGAACATGGGATTTACCGTTGTCCCATTTGGACAGGGATTTAAAGACATGAGTCCACCAACTAAAGAGTTGATGAAACTAACGCTTGAAAAGAAACTAATTCATGGTGGTCATCCAATTTTAAGATGGAACATGGACAATGTCTTTATTAAAACAGACCCTGCTGGAAATATAAAAGCAGATAAAGAAAAATCTACAGAAAAAATCGATGGTGTTATTGCAACAATAATGGCACTTGATAGAGCGATAAGATGTGGTAGTGCTTTAAGTGAAAGCGTATACGATAATCGAGGAATTTTATTTATATAAAGGAGATGATGAAATATGGGATTTTGGAGTGGCATATTTAGGTCGAGAGATGCACCTAAAAATAGAACAGTAGGAAGTAATTATAGTTTCTTTATGGGAGGCACTACAAGTGGAAAAAGAGTAAATGAGCGTTCAGCTATGCAAATGACAGCGGTTTATAGTTGTGTAAGAATTTTGTCAGAAGCGGTAGCAAGTTTGCCTTTACATTTTTACAAGTACGATGAAAACGGAAGTAAGAAAAAAGCAATAGAACATCCACTATATTTTTTATTGCATGATGAACCTAATCCAGAGATGACATCATTTGTGTTTAGAGAAACACTTATGACTCATCTTTTATTATGGGGTAACGCTTATGCACAAATCATAAGAAATGGAAAAGGAGAAATCATAGCATTGTATCCACTTATGCCAGATAGGATGACAGTTAATCGAGATGCAAAGGGAAAACTTTATTACGAATATTTAACAACTACAGATGATGTTCCAATTAATAAAGAAACAACAGTAAGATTGAGTGAAACCGATGTCTTACATATTCCTGGATTAGGGTTTGATGGATTGGTTGGATATTCTCCGATTGCAATGGCTAAAAATGCGATAGGTCTTGCAATTGCAGCAGAAGAATATGGTAGTAAATTTTATGCAAATGGAGCAGCACCAAGTGGGGTATTAGAACATCCTGGAACATTAAAAGACCCTACAAAAGTAAGAGAAAGTTGGACAGAAACTTTTGGTGGAAGTCATAACTCTCATAAGGTAGCGGTTTTAGAAGAAGGGATGAAATATACTCCTATTTCGATTTCTCCAAACGAGGCTCAATTTTTAGAAACTCGCAAATTTCAAATAAATGAAATAGCTCGAATTTTTAGAATACCACCACATATGGTTGGTGATCTTGAAAAGTCGAGTTTTTCTAATATAGAGCAACAATCATTGGAGTTTGTAAAATATACGCTTGATCCTTGGGTTTCAAGATGGGAGCAAACAATGGTAAGGTCGCTATTAAATAAAGAGGAAAAGAAAAAATATTTTATCAAATTTAATGTTGACGGATTACTTCGTGGAGACTATCAAAGCAGAATGAATGGATATAGCATAGGCATTCAAAATGGTTTCATGTCACCAAATGATGTAAGAGAACTCGAAAACTTGGATTTAATCCCAGAAGAAAAAGGAGGAAATACATACATGGTAAATGGAAATATGATGCCAATAACACAAGTAGGTGCAGCCTATAGACCTAAAGGAGAGGAGGAAAAAGATGAAGAAGTTTTGGAATTGGAAGAACAAGACAATAACAAATCAGGAAACAATGACTCAAAGTCAAGAAAGGATACTGTTCCTAAATGGAACAATAGCTGAAGAGTCGTGGTTTGATGATGATGTTACACCCACATTATTTAAAGAAGAATTAAATAGTGGCGAAGGAGATATTACCGTATGGATAAATTCTCCAGGTGGAGACTGTGTTGCAGCAGCACAAATCTA